TGCCGGGGGGATTCGAACCGCTCATGGCTCAGCTCACGCCGATCGTGCCGGCCCGCACCACCCCGAACGCGGGCGGCGCCAGATCGGCCGTGCCACCGTTCAGCAGGGCGTCGGTCACGTTCACCACCGCGTCGGACGCGTCATAGGCAATCTGCAGCAGCTTCGAGTAAGGCAGCGTCGCGCCCACCGGCAGCCCGCCGATATAGGCCGCGATCGCCGTTGTCACCGCGGAGATAGCGGCCTGCGGCACCGTCCCAGGCGCCAGCACCAGCGTCATCGACACGTCCGCCGTCACCACCGTCGGTCCCTGCACCGCGAAACGCGTGCCCACCGGCCGCACCGCGTCCACCGCCCGGCCCAGCGTCGCCAGCAGCGAGGCCGGCGGATGGCCGGTTCCGTCATCCACCGTGACGATGAAATTGCCCATGCTGACGGCCCCGGTCTGGTCGACATTCTCGCTGATCGTCACCGACAGCCCCTGCTGCACACCGGCCACCGCTTCCTCGATGGCGCCGGTCGTCGCGCGCGACAGGCTGGCGAGATAGTTGCCGAACCGCGCCTTGAACGCGGCATCGCTCTCCGCGTCCACACCGCCGCCCATCGGCGCCGCGTTGCTCACGGTGTCGATCCCGGCGATCGCCGTGGTCAGCAGCGAAATCGCCCCCGCCATCACGTTGCCGGCCGCCCCCGGCACCACCGCGCTCACCGGCAGGTCGATCGAGGCAACACCCGCCGCCAGCGTGTATCCGCCCTGCGCCGCCGAAAAATCCGGGTTCGCCGGGTCGGCCGTCACCGCGAAACTCTGGCTGCCATCGGCGGTCATCGCCGTCGCGCCGACCGGCACGAAGGCCGACAGCACGGGAGCGAACCGCGCGAAGGTCACCGTGCCGCCGGCCGCCACCGCCGGCAGCCGGGCGAAGCCGAAATCCGCGCCGAAACTGTCGCAGTCGGCCCCGGTGCTGGTGGCAAGCCGCGTGGTCAGCAGCACCTGCACGATCATCCATTGCAGCCAGAGGCCGAGCGAGGCGTTCGCCTCGAGCAGCGCCCGCAGGACCGACCCGACGGTCAGGTCCAGCGCCTGGCTCGCCGCCCCCTGCAGGGCAGCGGCCATCTGCTCCACCATGGCGGTGAAGCTCTGCAGCGATAATTGCATCGGAATTCCCTGTGCTGATCAGACGGAACCCGGCAGCGCGAGCACCCGCGCCCGTCCCGTCGCGGCGTCCTGATAGGCGATGGTCATCGCCAGCCCGCCCGGATTGCCCTGGCTGACCGTGATCTGCGGCGGCGGCGCGCTCGCCACCCGCGCCTCGCCGCGCATTTGCGCCCGCGCCAGCGCGCCGGCAGCAGCGGCAGGCCCCGCCGCGCCGACGAACTGGCCGAGCCCGGCGCCATAGGAAAGCTGCCAGACATACCCGCCGGGATTGGTCAGCAGCCGCCGCAGCACCCGCTGCTCGGTCAGCGCCGCCGCCTCGGCCAGAGCAAGGTCGCCGCCATTGCCGAAGGCAAGGTCGCCGCCGAAGGTCAATGCGAGATCCGCCATCACACCACCGTCGAGGGCGTGCCGGTCGAACCGCCCTGCGGATCGGGATGGGTGTGCCCGTCATGGGCCCGCCGCAGCGTATCGAGACTGCCATGCGTCCCGCTCAGGTCCGAAATCTCTCCGCTCACCATCAGATCCCCCTCGATCGAAACCGTCGCCGCTTTCATCGCGATCGTCCCGTCATTGCGCAGCCGCAGGAACGATCCGCTCTGATGCACGAGCCACAACTCGCCCACCGCCGCCTGCGGCGCCGGATCGCGGTCCGACCACAGCCGGCCGAGGACCACCGCCTGTTCGGCGTCGCCCTCCTGCCCGAGCACCAGAACCTGGTCGCCCGGTGACAGCGGCGCCGCCATGCCCCAGCCGGCGCCGACCCATCCGGCCAGCACCGGCAGCCAGCCCGAGAGCACGCCCTCCGGCTGCAACGCCACCCGCGCCGCGTAGGCGGCCGGATCGAAACTCGCGACCACGGCGAACCGCGCCTGCGCCGAAAGCCCGTCGAGCGCCGCCGCCCGGCCTTTCACCGCGTTCCAGAAATGCTCCATCATGCCGCCCGCATCGCCTCGAAATGCTGCAGGAACCCGATCCGCCCGCCGATCACCCGCTCCACGCTCCGCACCACATACGCGCCATCGAGCGCGGTCTGCGTGCCCTGGAGCAAAATCGGGGTTCCCGGCACCATCGACGTCTCGCCCGGCATGCTCGCCTGCAGCCGCACCGCCTGCGCGGCCAGCGCCGCCTGCGCCGCCGCCGCAACGCGCTCTGCCTCGCCCTGGGTCAGGTTCGGGCGGATCAGCGTCGTCCCGCCGGAACTGCCGGCGCTCGAACTGAACGCCGCCTTGCTCTTCGGGTTCCAGCTCCGCACCGTCATCTTCGGGCTTGCCAGCGCCACCGCGCGGTCGCAGCCCAGCGTCATCAGATCCCGCCCATAGGTCAGCAGCATCGGCGCGCCGGCCGGCGGCGCCGTGAAATTCAGCGTCGTCCCGGTCACCGAAAGGCTGAACCGCTCACGCACCGCGAGCGCGGCCAGCAGGTCCCACCGCGTCGCGTGCCGCGAATGCAGGCCGAGCCCGGTCTGCGCATGCGCCAGCTCGTAATACTGGCCGATCCGCGTCCTCGTCGCGTCCACATTCGCGGCAAGCCCGGCCTCGCCGGCAAATCCCGTCGCCACCTCACTCGCCGTGAGGTTCGAGAAGGTCTGGTCCACCTCGGCGTCGATCAACCGCGCGGCGAGATCCCGCCCGCTCAGGATCGCGGCGCCGAGATCGAACCGGATCGCGACATTGTCGACCTGGCCCACGACCAGCGCCGGCCCGGTCCCGATGCCCGCCGTCACCACCCCGCCCTGCAATCCCGCGAGCCAGGCCGCGCCGCCCGGCACCGCGCCGATCGCGAATTCGAGGACGAAGCACGCCGCCTCGAACGCGCCGGGCTGGCGGATTTCCAGCCGCTCCAGCCCCGGCAGCGGCGCTCCGTCGAGCGTCGCGAACGGGGCGATCGCCCGCACCGTCACCGCCTCAGACACGCGGCACCCCGCCACCCGCATTCGGGTCCACCGGCGGCAGCACCAGTGTCACCAGCCCGACCAGCACAGGGTCGGACAGCCCGTTGAGCTGCGCGATGCGAATCCACTGCGTCGCATCGCCCAGATGCCGCGCGGCGATCTCGTAGAGATTGCCGCCCGCGACCGTGATCGTCGTCGTCCCGCTCATGCCGCCCCCAATGAAGCGTTGCCGGCGGCGCGGCCGAGATAGGCGGCGGCCCCGCCAAGCGCCGCGAGCGACAGGCTCGCCGTGCCCATCGCCTGCAGCGCCCGCGTCGCCGCCGAGGCGCCGGCGCTCGCGCCGAACGCGCCCTGCGCCGCCGCCAGCCCGCTCTCCGCCGCGCTCAGCGCGCCGCCCACAACCCCCTGCGCCGCGGCAATGCTCCCGGGCGCCGTCACCGTTACGGAGCCGAGCGAAAGTCCCACCAGCCCGGCCAGGCCACCGGCGCTGACGAGATCGAGCCCCGCCTGCGCCAGCGCGTCCGGCACCGCCGTCACCAGGTTCTGCGCCTCGACCAGCTCGATCGAGAACGGAATCCACCAGGGTTTCTCGTAAACCGCGACGAAATCCGCGATCACCACCTCAAAGGCGAAGCCGCTCCAGGCCAGCGGCAGGGTCGCCCCCGCCGCCCGCGCCACATCGAGCAGTTGCGCCCGCGCCTCGGCATCGGGGCCGGAGAAAGTGCCCGCGAAACGGATGATCCCCGCTGCCGCGCCGAGCGTGTCGATCACGCGGCCGCCGCCCGGCAACTCATGCACCGCCAGCCGCTGGCAGCCGCCGAACTCGATCGCCTGCGGCACCTCGAAATCCCGGAAGGCAACGCCGCCCAGCGTCACCATGATCGCCGCCATCTTCCGCCTCCCGCTTTCAGAATCCCGGCTTGCGGCCCGGGAACACCGGCGACATGCGCGTGTCGTATCCGGTCACGCCCGAAGGCGGCCGCCGCGCCTCGTCGCCGAACAACCCGCCGAGCCAGCGGCCGAGATCCATCCGCTCCGGCGCCGCGAACCGCGTCTCCGGCCGCACCGCCGCCGCCGCCAGCCCCGTTGCCTCCGCACCGACCGCCCGCCCCGGCACGACCGGCGCCACCGGTCGCGCCGACGCTGCGGACGAAACATGAGCCCCATTCCAGGCATGCGGCCCGGAGCGACCTGACGCCACATGCGGGGCCACCACGCGGCGCGAAGCCGCCATCGCCGGAGCCCCGGCGCGCAGGGCGGTGTGGATCAGCGGCACGTCCCGCGCCGCCGCATGCCTCGATCGTGCCGCCGGCACCCGATGCGCCGGCAGATGCGCGCCCGCCCGCCGAATCTCCGGCCCGAAGCCGTGCGCCACGCGCCGCCCCGTCACAGCCGCAGCCCGCAGGCCGGGGCGGAACGAAGCATAATGCCGCGGATGCCATGGATGCCGCGCGCGATCCGTCGGAAACCGCGCGGCATGTTGCCATCCACCGGGCCGTGCCCACACCGCCCCGCCGTCGCGGCGGCTGGTCGGAAACGCCACCGCTGCCGCCTGCATGGCGGACGTCACCGCCCGCCGCATTCTCCGCGCCCCCGAGCGTAGCCGGCGGGGCGCGATCCGCCCGAACCCGCCCCGCGCCAGCCCGGCGAACCGCGCCCCCGCACCGTCGCGCCATCTCACACCTGCACCCACGCCATCGCCTTCCAGTCGAATGTCAGCCCGTCCAGCTCCCCGCACGCGACGACGAACGCGATCCGCTCCGCCTCGCCGAGCGTGAAGGCCACCTCGAACGGCACCCCGCGCCCGACCAGGTAGAGACAGTCGATCAGCGCGGGGTGCCGGCTCAGTTTCCCGCGAGCGCCTTCACCGTATCGGCATCCTCCGGCTGCAACGCCGCCGCCGCCGCCTCGATGCCCGCCTCGCCGAGCCGCTCGACGGCGTTTTCCACCGCCGCCTCGCTCGCCGGAAACGGCAGCGGCACGCCATCGATCGCGCTGACCGACGCCGCCAGCGAGGCGACGCCGAGATACGCCTCGTTCATCGACAGCTCCGGCCCGAGCGCCTTGAACAGGCGCAGCCGGTCGAGCATCGTCAGCGGCCGCAACGCGAGCACCCGCCCGCGCGCGTCCTCCACCGCGCCGCCGCTCATACGCGCCTGCGCGTCGAGGCGAAGAAGTCGAGCTTCTGCGCCACCGGCATGTCGCCGCGATACACGCCCGCCGAGCTGAGCTTGAACACGACCCCATCGAACTGGTAGGTCGAGGTCGATCCGTCAGTTTCATTCACATATTGATAGAGCGTTCCCGGCGGGATCGCCTGCCCCGACAGATAGGCCTGCTCGATCTGCGCCATGAAATCGTCGGCCGCCGAGGTGCCGCGGTCGAGCAGGAAACTTCCCTGCCATCCCCTCGGCAGTTCGGCGCCGAGCTGCACCCCGTCGAGCCGGTCGACGCGCACGCTCTGCGTCACCTGGCTCACCTCGAATCCGGTCACATGGGCAAGATCGACCCGGCCGAACGGCCCCATGACGACGAGCTGGCAATCATTGCCAACGGTAAACGTGTTATATGGCATCTGCTACCTCACACCGTGCCCTGGGGCAGGGTCTGCTGGCTGACCTGCACGGTCTGCCCGCCCTCGACATTGACGATGAACCGCTCGTTGATCGCCTGGTACTGCACCTGCACATCCGCCTGCACATAGCCAAGCCCGGTGCGCGAAGGCGGATTGTTCGAGGCATCGCACACCACCGCGAAGGGCAAAGCCCCGTTGGTGGTGCCGAGCATGCCCTGGCCGAGCATCGTGTTCAGGAAGGCCAGCAGCGTGCCGCGGATGCGGCGGAACAGCGTCTCGTTCACCAGCTGGCCGACATACTGCCCCATCCCCGCCGACAGGGTGGCGGCGATGTAGTTGGTCATGCGGGTGTAGTTGTCCCCGTTGGTCGCGCTGTCGGACGAGGCGTTGAACCCGCCGCGCACGCCCCAGAACGCCCCGCCCGGCTGCGGATTGGCGATCACGTCGATCCCGGCCGACATCAGCGCCGACAGATCGGCCGACGAATAGGTGCTGGTGGTGCCCGATGCGGCGCGCCCCGATTTCTGGCTGCCGACGACGCCATAGAGCGGCTTGTTCAGCGAGCTCTGTTCCGGCGAGAGATTGGCGAGCCGCCCGGCCACGAAACCCTGCGGCGACACCAGCCGGGTCATCCCGTTCGCCTGGTCGTACCACCAGATCCAGTCGCCGAACATCACCTTGGCAGCATAGGAATCGATCCCCGCCGTCCGCTTCGCCGACACCGCATTGGCGATCGTGTCGCCCGGCGGCCCGGCCAGGATCATGTAGCAGCCTTCCTCGAGGCCGAAGGCGACGGTCGGGCTCCACTGCGTCGGATCGTCGAGATCGGCCAGCACCGCGATCCCGCAGCCCTGCCCGCGCAGCGCATACATCCCGCTCCGCGGCAGCGTGTCCTGGCCCACGAGCGAGGCGGCGGTCAGCCCGCCGGCGCCGTCGCTGCCCGGCGTGCCGGCCGCGAACGGATAGACCCCCGTCACCGGCGGGGTCGACAACGTGCCGGCACTCGCCACCACCAGCTCGGAGGCGCCGCGCAGCGGCCCCGTCCCGGCATTCACCGCATTCGCCGCCGCCTGCCAGAACGCGGCTCCGGTACCGGCGATGTTGTCGAACACCTCCGGCGTGCGCCCCGGCAGCGCCACGGTCAGCCGCCAGCTGTTCGCCGCCGACCCGGCCGAAACCGTCACCGTGATCGCGTTGCCGAGCGATCCGGTATGGAGCGCCGTCAGCGTCAGCGCGCCGAGAATGGAAACCGAGGCCGCGGCATCGGTGCCGTCGCTCACCCGCACGCAGCGGAAATTCGACGCCCCCTGCTGCACCGCCACGGCCACCGCCGTGCCCATGTCGTATTGCCGCGCCATCACCGGCCCGAAGGATGCGGCATAGTCGCCCATCGAGCCGACGATCATCGGCTCGCCCACCGGCCCCCACGACGCCGAGCCGACCACGCCGAGCACATCGGTCGGCACGCCGTTGAGCAGCAGCGTCTGCGGCGGCACGATCTGCACATAGAGGTCGGGAACGATCAGCGCCGTCGTGTTCAGCGCGCCTGCCTGCGATATCGGCATGCCTTAGCCCTCCGCCACAACCCGCACGACCGACCCGGCCTGGGCGGACGCCAGCACGGCGTCGATCTTCGCCGCGTCGGTAATCGTGTCGCCCCGCCTGAAGCCCTCGAACGGCTTCACCACCACCAGTTTGATCTTCATCGTCTCTCCTTCAGCCGGTCATGCCGGCGATGAACGCGCCGTCCGCCGCGATCCCGCCGACCCCGAACAGCATGGCCGGCGTCGTCATCGCCTCGGTCGTCGGATATTCCGCGTCGTAAATGAGGTCCCGCCGGTACAGCCCGGCATCGATCGACCTGTCCGTGGTCTCGGTGCCCACAAAGCGCAGCCGCGCCGCCGCGCCATCGGCGAGGCCGATGAACTGCGGCGCCGCCAGCGCGGGGTCGATCACCGCCGTCGCCGCGTCCCGCGTCAGCGGGTCCGGGCACCACAGCGAAATCCGGAACGGCTGCACCTGGCGCTTGATCTCCCGCAGCGCGACGCCCCCGGCCACGACGCGGGCGATCAGCCCGTGCGCCGCCGGCACGCTCAGCGTCGTCCCCGCGTAATTCACCAGCCACCCCGCCGCGCGCAGCAGGGCGGCGAGATTGCTCGCCACACTCGCCGGCGTGTCGCGCGCCTGCACGGCATAGGGAAAGATCGCGCCATCGACGGCGATGCCGGCGAGCTGCCCGGCCGCGCATTGCCCCGCGAACGTCGCCGCCATTCCCGCGACGCTGACCGACAGCGTCGCCGGCACCGGCGCCACCTCGATCCATTCGCGCGGATAGCGCGTCACGTTGCGCACACCACCCGGCTCGGCGAACACGGTGGCGTGCATCACGCCCCGCGCGAGATCCGCCTCCAGCGCCGGCGCGTTCGGCATGCCGCGATAGACCCGGCACGTCACCATCCCGTCCGGCCCGGCGATCGCCGATGCCGCCGCCGTTCCCGCCGGATAGGAAGCCGTCGCGATCAGCGAGACGATCGCGTTCTCGACATCCTGCTGCCCCGCCATCAGACGATGCTCGCCGAAAGCGCGAGCCGCCAGATCCCGCCGAACAGCTCCGCCTGGTCGATCACGAACTGCCGCCCGCGCGCATCGCGCACCACATCCGCCACGTCCGGCGCCAGCCCCTCCACCGCCGCCACCGCGGCGATGTAGCCCGGCGCGCGCGTGTCGTCCGGCAGCCCGGCCTCGGCATGGGTCCCGCCCCGCGCCGGCAGCAGCGCCGCCGGAAATCCGGCCAGCACGCCGCGCGCCCCGGCGCCGAGAATCGCCCCGTAGGGATTGATCCCCGGCACCGCCTGCGCCGCCGGCCGCCAGATCGACAGCGTCTCGTTGCAGCGCGCCCCCAGCACCGGCGCCGGCGGCTCGTTGCTCACCACGAGAAACGTCCCCGCCGGCCCGGCGACATAATCCCCGGCGCGCACATAGGCCTGGTCCAGCACGAGTTGCCGATAGGGCAGGCCGAGCGGCGCCGGCCCGCGCACCGAGCCCGAGACCGGCAGCACCAGCACGCCCAGCCGCACCAGCCGGTTCGCCGCGACGATCGGGCACGCCCCGTCGCGCGGCCGGTAGGCGTCGCAGATCACGCCCGCCTTGCGCGCGGCCATGCCGCCGCCGAAGGCGATCCGGTCCGCCAGCCGCGTTCCATCCATGAAGACCTCAAACGATCAGGGTGATGCCATCCGAGGGGCCGAGCGCCGGCCCCGGCGGCAGGCCGAGAAACCCGCACAGTCGCCGCCGCCACTGGTCGAACAGGGCGGCACGGTCGCGCACCTCGTTGGCGTTGTGCTGCCAGCCGGCCGCCGCCTCGGTATCGAGATTGCCGCTCGCCTCCGGAATCGCGACCTCCAGCGCGGCGAGGGTGGCAAGGTAGTTCACCACCACCGCCACCTCTTCCGCCGCCAGGTTGTTCATCCGGTATTCGAGCGTGCCGTAGGCCTGGAAGAACCGCCAGGACTGGAATCCCGCCGCCCCGGCGCCATAGGCCGGATAGCCGCAGAACCGCCGCACATCGACCTTCTGCGCCTCGCTCAGCGTGCCGGGCGCGCTCGAAACACTGCCCGACATGTCAGTAGACCGAGCCGTCGCCGCGGGTGAAATAGACCGTGCCGGCGCCCGAGGCGAGCACGGCGCTCGCCTCGCTCACGAGCCGCCCGGAATCGATCAGCATGCGCCCGCCCGGCGGCACCGGCGTATCCGCCGCACTCGCCGGGCTCATCCCCGCGGTGCCCAGCCGCACGAACGCGACGGACGCCGCGGCGTTGTAGACGAGCAGGCTCGACCCGCCGCCGGAAAGCGCGGTCGACGCCGCGCTGGTCGAGGCGGCGACGGACGCGGTGCCCGATGGCCTGAAGGGAAGCGAGGACCCGATTGACATGTTCGCCCCCTCCTCAGCCGATATGCTCGATCATCACCGCGCGCTTGAAGTTGGAATTGGTCGCGGTCGGGATGGTGTTCGGCGTCGTCGTGGTGTCGGACGGCGCGCAGAACCCGCCGATCCAGTACCAGGACTGGGCGATGATCTGCTGCAGCCGGTCGATCGGCTCGCGCGTGACCATGGCGACACCGTCGATGATGTGCACCAGCGCATCCTTCGGCGCGACGTCGTCCGCGCCGATGCCGGCGAAATCCGCCTCGATCAGCGCGCCCTTGCCGCAGACGATCGGCCGGCGGATGTACAGCCCCGCCAGTGTGGGATGCGACTGCACATAGGCCTCGGTGGTGGTGATGAAGCGCAGGCCGAGGAAGTCGTTGACCATGCCCTGGCGGAACACCGCGTTGCTCGACGTCGCGCCCTGGAACAGCTGCCGGAAATCCGGATCGGCGAAGAGCTGCCGGGCCGAGACCGGATCGAGATAGCAGTTGTAGACACCGTCGATTTCCGGCACCGCGTTCTGCCGCAGCGTCGCCACCGCATCGAGCAGGGCGGACATGGTCAGCGTGTCGGTCGCCTGCAGCGCGCTGGTCGTCCCGGCCCCCTGCGGCCGGACGATGGCACTCGCCGTCGCGGCGCGCACCGCATTGCCGGCGGTGCCGTCAGACACGCTGACGTCGTTGGAAAAGGTCAGGGTTCCCGAAATCCCGCCCGGCGCCGACGATGCGTTGTTGACATCCGGCGTCACGCCAATGAGCAGATACGTATTCGAACCCACCGTTACCGTCAGCGGATAGCTGGCCGAAACCGCCGTCTGCACGCCGTTGACGAAAACGGTGGTGAAACCGCGAATATCATCAACCTCGATGCTCGGCGCCGCGCTCGCCAGCGTGGCGCTCACGCGTGTGTTGCCGCCGAAATAGGGGGCGAACAACGCGTTGCGTGCCAGCTCGTCAAGGCTGCGCGCCGCCTGCTCGCCATTGGTCGCGGCATTCTGCAGGAACTGCGAGGCGATGCCGACGCGGCTGGTCACCATGTTCAGATCCTGCGTCGCCGCGTAGAAATTCAGCGTCACGGTATACTGCTCGACACCCCAGCCCTGCGGCGTCAGCCCGTTATCGAGATTGGTGTTGGTCGCGGCGGCCAGCGGCGTGGTGACCGAGGGCTTCAGCCCGGCGCGGGTCTTGGTCAGCGTCTCGCCGATGCCGACGGCGAAGCTCTCGCGATCCGCCACCATCCGGTAGCCGAGCCGCGAGCGCAGCGCCTGCTCGAATTCGCGCTCGAGGAAGCCCTGCTGGATGATCGGCTGCAGCGAGGCGGGAAAATTCGAAATACCCATGTCGTGTTCCTTCTGGATGACGCAATTCGCCGC